AATCGTACTTACTGCCTGTTCTTCTAAAAAGGCTGATACTTCCTTCCAATTAGGCTCTCTACCTTTCTCTTTAACGACCTTATCGAAGAACTCATCATATTTATCCTTTTCAACTTGTTCTTTTGGGGTAAGTTTCTCCGCAACCTTTTGAGATATTTCCTCAACCATCTGCTCTGGTTCAATCTCAACTTCTTCCTCTTCTGGAACAACAGGTGCTTCCGGTTTAACGGTTTCTTTAGGAGTCTCTTTGGGAATTTCTTTGGTTTCTTCGGGAAGTTTATCGTTAGAGGCAATATCCTTTAAATCTTCTTTGTGGAGTTCGTCGTACGAGTATTCTTTCTCTTCGGTTGGAATAGTATCCATAGTTTAAAATGACATTAAGTCAATTATTTTATTACTTTTTTTTATTCGCTAAGTAATTCGCCAACCCAGCTGGCATTTTCCCCTTACTCGTTTTGTCTGCAACAGGGGCGGTCTTAGACTTTTTCTTAAAAATGTATTTATTGCCTTTCTTAAACAGTGCCATTCTGTGATCCTAATAGTTGATTAATAGCGTCTATTACTTGTTGCAGTTGATCTCCTGAAAGTTGACCGATTAGTTGAGTTGCCTGTGCTACCATTGCCGGATCTGCTGGAACACTTGCTGTTGGAGGCGTAACTGGTGCAGCAGGAGCTGGAGTAGTAGGCGGAACCATGTTCATTGTATCATTGGTAGAAAGTGGAGTAGTCATAATTATTTATTAGTTTATACCTTAACTATTATAACACAGAATTGTTAGGACTCGCTTGGACTCCTACTGGCGGTTGTGCTGGTACTTGACTGGTATTTGTTACTGTTGGGTTTTGAGGCGCTGGTGGTTGCGCTGGGCCTAACTGGGGTGCAGGTGCAGTACCGTTTAACGCTCCTGTTAAAGCTGGGGTATTCTCTAACTTCAAAACGTATTTAGTTACATAAGTCGTCGGATCGGTAGTGTATAACATTAATTTCTCAGTTCGTCCTTCTGGATCACTCATGTCCATATCCTCGTAGAAAGTAAGCGGATCGATTAGTTTCGCATTCGCCATATCGAGGGCGTTCTTCTGGGCCTTTAGTTTATCGGTAGTTGAAGTTTTAGTCGTTACTTCCATTCCGTCATTGGCCGTATCTCTTCGAAGTCTTAAAAGAGTTGTAGCACCTTTAGCGCCGGAGACTTGCATCATGTGATCTTCGGTATATCTTAACTTAATAAAATGCATCTGCCATTCGGCCATCCACTCAAAAGCAGCGTTAATAGTTTCCTCAACTAAGTCATCAGTAGTAGTAAAGTCCGCCTCTCTTGCAATTTGATTAGTAGTAGCTACTTGAGATTGTAAATCACCTCTAATAGCCGAAGCGTGAGCGACACCGTACATTCTTTCTCGGGCATCAGCGATAGACTTATACTCCGAAGCGTCTGGTCTCTCAGGGTCGATTGCTTTGTGAACCTTGTCTAAATCTCCCTCTACTAACGCGTCAAGAGCTGGATTGTCCATGTCCATCTTTTGTATATCGGGGGCCTTAAGTCCCGACTCTTTACTCCAGATATGTTTTACTCGTTGTTTTAGTTTATCAACCAATCTTTTACCCATATCGTCAAGGTTCTCTTGATTTCTGATGTTCTGTTCGATCCTTGACGTCTCATCCATCGGACTCTCGCCCCACTGTTCGTACCCAAAGAAGAAATAAGGCTTCTTCGGTTTACCGAAGTAATTGTGATAAATATGATCTTTTTGAATATTCCCCATCTGTCCGCTCATCATCATCATGATCATCTCTTGAGGTTGAAGATCGTGTCTTGTAGAAGGATCATTCGGATCAGTCTGAACGTAATAAACATCTTCACCGACATAATCGAAGTTGGGATCTTTCATCTTACCTAATAAAACTTTATCGTATTTCCAAAGCACTCCTTCAACCGCTTCCCATTTAATCCCCGGCTCGAAGGTACTCATATCCTCTTTAGTCATTACCTCGTTAGTATCCTTTTTCTTAAACCATTTAAAATGAACCTCTGTAATTTCAATCTCGGTGGCTAAGTCTTTCCAAGTATCTTTATCATTCAAATTAACGCCATTCCCACTTAACGCTTCTTTTAGTTCTTCAATCTTGCTGGGGAACTTCATGAATAAGTCCTGAACGGTAACTGATAACGTCTCGGCAATAAAACTCATCTCATCGACATCGTTAGTCTTAGCCGTGTGATCCATAACAATCTGGGTCGGGTGGACAATATCAAATCTAAAATCCCCGTACTGACCGATAGAGGGATCCCATCTAACCTTAATCGCTGCTGTTAAGTAAACCGGAAGGTGCTTAAATCCCATCGCGACTACTTTTCTTTGTTTGCGTTTCTTATTGGTTGTGTTAATTGCTAAACTTAAATCCTTAGCCGATTGCTGTTTCTTAGGATCATCACTACCCGGAAGAACGATCATGTCGGGAAGGTGGGACATCGCCAAAGGTTTTAAAGAAGTTTCAATCTCATAGAGTACGTTATCCAAAAACCGTGCTTCGTATTTCTTCAAGTCTTTTTCCTTATCGTCTATTTGCCTGCCAAATAGATAGGTAACGTTTTTCTTTCTTCGGGCGGGAAGGTTCTTCTTGCTCTCGTAAAAGTCTTTGGAAGCCTCGATTCTCTGATCAATTATCTTTATTAAGTCTTCGTCGGGAATATCAAGTGAGAGTGGATCGGCATTTTCTACAATACCTTCTTCGGAAGCATTAAGACTTTTAATCTTCTGTTGTTCGTCTATATTCTGGGGACCAAATAAACTATTTTCCATGATTATATTATAACACCGAGACCAGCAAATATTTTGTGTGACATTTTTCGCACTGTACGATTAAAGGTAAGTTGGTTGGTACCATTCCGGGGATAATCATTACTTGCTTACCCGAATACTGAAAAAGAGGCTGGTTGTCAATCGGACAATGCCAAAGGATAAGTCCCTCGGGTGAATTGAACTGAAGGGGATTAGCCTCTAAGACGACTGTCGTTACGGCAATATCTGTTTGAACTCCCTTTATTCGAAATATCATGAATGTATTATACCCCCTATTCCGTCTTCATTAACTCCGGGAGTTACCTGTTCCCAGTCTTTAAGATCAATAGAGACTTGCTTATCGCCAATAAACTCCGCTGTTCTTAACTGGGTCTTTTCGCCTTCTTTATGAAGTACTCCCCCTAATTTAGCGTCTATCCATTTAAGGTGTTTAAATTGATATCGTACTGCGTCTGGAGCATGGTCTTCCCCGCTCTCGTCAATGTCTTCCCTTCGATTTTCGTCGTGAATAAGTGAGGGAAGTGTTCGTATCAAATTAGTACAATTTGAGGCTATCTGCCAGTAAGGTAAGCCATCAGGAGCGATTGAGAGCCAGTTGTGTAAATTCTCCCAACCTCCTATACGTTCTTTAGAGGCGGGTTTTAAAAGAGTACGAAACTTCTCATTAAAGTCTATAAACTGATCGGCAATAGACTTACTCTTGTCTAATCCGGGATTAAATATCTGGTTATCACATCTAAACCACGAAATATCACTTAAAGTTAAATTAAACTCTTTTAACCGATCCTCAATAATCTGTCCCCATTCTTTAGGCATCTTATCTACTCCGTAAACTTCAGCAAAAGTTATGGCTCTAAAGAACTTCTTACCATCATAATCTACTGTCTTAATCTCGGTAAACTCGGTACTAAAGGGATCAGTGCGACCCCAGTCCAGACCGGCGACAATTACATTACTTTTAAAAGGGAAGTAATACTTGCAGACATGAACACTATCTCGCCATTCAGTGTAATATTGTCCTGCGAAGATATCCCACGATCCTTCAAGATAGGCCTTCCGTTGCTGTTCAGGTAAACTTTCGAGTTGTTTAATATATTCTTGAGAAATAAATTTATTATCATAAGCGTTAGCATGAACATAAAAGAATCTATCTTGTTCGCTATCTCCAGAGTTCTTATCAACGAAATATGTCTTTACCCATCCATGCCCTATTCCTCCAGGATTGCTTGCACCCATAAACTTTACTTCATCAATTCCCGGATAACGCAAACGATTTCTTAAATCAATGAAAGTTTGAAAAGGATCTCTGGTAAGTTCTTCAACAAACTCGCCCGCAAATTCTGTACTCATATACTTCGAAGGGTCGTCAAGATTTCTAAGAAGGATAATCCCCCCGCCATATTTATCTTTTAAACGAAAGGATAACCCGTCGATGGTATCATCTTTAATCTCACCTAGCCATTTAGGAAACTCTCGCTCAATTCTACTAATCTGTCTATCTTTCAGAGTCGGATAATCTTCACTAAATAGTCCTACAGGTATTCCCCTAATTCCGGTTTTCTTAAACAGATAATATACATAAGCAAAAGCAGCCCACCTAAGGATATATGATTTCCCCCCAGACATTGCACCGCCATACAGAAGATATTTACATTGAGGATTAAAAAGCGTTTCTAGGGCTATCGCTTGTTTAGGTTGAGGATTGATTAACTTGGATAATGGTATTTCCATATAGATCAAATTTAATATCGGGCAAATTACTTTCATCACCCATCTTATCCAGTAATCGCTTTTTTAATTTGAGGGCCGTTTCTAAATACTTGTGTCTTATTGCAAAATCGGGAACATCAATAAAATCGTCTGTATCTGTTGAAGCATCAACCCTAATCTCATGACCTGTTCTCGCCCCTTGGATAATCTTCCTTGCACCGATTTGTTTTGTACTTTCAAGTCCCTCATGTAATTTGTCTTTTAAAAGTAAATCTGTTATTCCGCCCTCTTCAAGAAAGTCTGCATAGTCAAGTTTAGACAAGTTTTCTGTGCCTATACTCTTAGCGCTATCTCTGTCTTTACAATCGTAAACTTGCATGGCCGCTTCTGTTGCGTTTCCTATTTCAAGGTAGATTTTTAACCACTTTCTTTGCTTTAAAGTTAGGTCTAATTGTTTCACCTCTTCCATATTATTTTACAATCTCCTTAAACGTCTTTCTCATTTTCTCCAAATGCCGAAAACAAACATAATCAGCTGGATAATAAAAATTATCCTTTTGCCAATCAAGTCTTTCTTTATAACATTCTTTACAACAACCGATAGTTGATTTATTTTTTTTCATTTTTACTTAATTCTGTTAATGCAGAATCTAAAAGTTGAAATAATGCAAAGACAACATCTTCATGCGGGATATTCCTTTCTAATACGATTTTTCTATCCTGTAGGTTAGGTAACTCGACTTCCATATATTTTTC